AGTTTATCTTGACCGACGAGGAATAGCCCATAGAAAACAGGGGCGCGGTTGCCGACTTCCGGCACCGCGCCCCTGTTTTTTTGCCCTTGCGTGGACAATTAGAAAGCCGTTTTTGCGGGTTTGAATATAAAGTATCGTCTACGCTGTTTCCCCGCGCTGGAAGCCGCAGAAACACAGGCGTTTTCAGCCCTTAACATTCCACTTGCTACCCCATGTTTTGCGCCTTATCGCTCCTGCTCCCGCGCCTTACTTTGGGACGGGTAAAGAATACTATCGACGTTCTTTTTGACAATACCGTATCAAAGTCATCCGATTCTTCCAGCACTAAATCGTATGGCATAAAATCTTCAAGGTAAATCTTGCATTCACCAGCCGTGCTTACCTGTGCCACGCACTTTTCCATGTGCATGACATGATAGACTATTGCTTCGCCCATTGCTTTCACCACCTTATTTAACTAGAACACAGTTTCATTTTTTACTATTGTACCGTCTTTCTACTTGCAAAACAAGCCTGTTCTGCATACTGTAATCCAAAAAATCTCACCCAGATAATATAATCGTGATCCGAAACCTCTGAGCCGAAAGACTCAGGGGTTATTTTTATGTCTGGAGGTGATTTTCTATGCTGTTCCGTATCATCGTTGTCATCATCACTATTACGTTTTCATTCTAAGCTGCATCCGCACAGAAAGGAGATATCCCCATGAACTTTTTACCCGAACTCATTCAGAAACTTGGCACGGTACTTGTTGAAGTTCTCGTGCTGATCGCTGAAGAAGTCGAAAAGAAAAACTAACGAAAACAAATCGAAAAGGAGATTTTACTATGTCTGCAAATGTTGAAACCATGTTCTCTGTCCGTGAGACCCCTTGGCACGGCCTTGGCCGTATCATTATGGATGCCCCTGCAAGCCGTGAAGCCTTGGAGCTGGCCGGTCTGGATTGGCAGGTGGAGAGCCGTAATATCTATTCCGGCACGGGTGCTATGATTTCCGGCTATCGGGCTAACGTCCGCAGCACCGATGATGCTGTTTTGGGTGTGGTGTCTGACCGCTACCGCATTGTGCAGAACGAAGAAGCGTTCCAGTTCACCGATGACCTGCTGGGTGAAGGCGTTACTTATGAAACTGCCGGTTCTTTGCAGGGCGGCAAGAAAGTCTGGATGCTGGCAAAGCTGCCGGAGAAGTACATCATCGCCGGAGATGAAGTGACCCCATATCTTGTGTTCTTTAACAGTCACGATGGCAGTTCTGGTGTAAAAGTTGCCATGACCCCGGTTCGTGTAGTCTGCCAGAACACCCTGAATCTGGCTTTGGGTACTGCAAAGCGCATCTGGACTGCTCGCCATACCGAAAATGTTCTGCTCCGGGTGCAGGACGCTCGTGAAACCTTGCAGCTTGCCAACAGCTATATGGGGGAACTGGGCAAAGGCATCCATGAGCTGACCACCATCAAGCTGTCTGACCGCAAGGTGCAGGAGTTCATCAATGAGTTTTTCCCTGTCACCGAAGATCTGACCGATGGCCAGCGGAAGAACAACCTGCGCTTGCAGGAAGATTTGAAAGCTCGCTATTATAACGCACCCGATCTGGAATGGGTTGGAAAGAATGGCTGGCGGTTTGTGAATGCAGTTTCGGATTTTGCCACCCATGCAGATCCCATCCGCAAGACCCGGAACTACAACGAAAATCTGTTTCTGCGCACCGCAGAGGGCAATCCGATGATCGACAAGGCTTACAAGATGGTGCTGGCAGCAGCATAAAGGAGGACGTATGAACGATGTGAGCAACCGGGCTGTCCGGGAGTTTTCTGAGTTCCTGAACAGCATTGAAGCCGATTTCCCGAAGCCGACTTGCACCACGGCATACGAGATCACGATGAAAAGCACCATTGTCAGTGCCTTGATTACGCTGGATACCGAAAAGCAGATGGACGAGCGTTTTTGGAACCATCTCCGGGTACAGCGGAACATTCTGGATTTCCTGTATACCCTGTGGCTGGATGATGACCGCACCTTGGTGGATGAGTTTTCCACCATTATCAAAGACTTGGTGGAATATGATTTCTCTATCGCAGACGAACAGATGAAAGAAAGGCTGAACATTGCATGAAAAGACTTGTATCTACATTAAATTTATCCAAAGAGGATTGGCTCCGTTATCGCAAATGCGGTATTACCGGCACGGATGCCGGGGCTATCCTTGGTCTGAACCCCTACCGTTCTGCATTTCAGGTTTACCATGATAAAATCAGCGATATCATTGAAAATATCGACAACGAAGCCATGCGGCAGGGCCGTGACTTGGAGGATTATGTGGCGCAGCGGTTCTCCGAAGAAACGGGCTTTAAGGTGCGCCGTGCAAACGCCATCTACCAGAGTGAGGAACATTCGCTGCTTCTGGCAGACTTTGACCGCCTGATCGTTGGACAGAAAGCCGGATTGGAGTGCAAGACGGTCTCGCCGTTCTCTGCGGATAAGTGGGCAGATGGCAAAATCCCGGCTCACTATCTGACGCAGGTTGACCATTGCTTAGCCGTCAGCGGTTTCGACTGCTGGTATGTGGCGGCTTTGATTTTTGGCAGAGAGCTGGTGATCCACAAGATCGTGACGGATAAGCAGGTGCTTTCTGACCTCATTGATAAGGAAGAGCTTTTCTGGACGAACCATGTTGTGCCCCAGATTCCCCCTGCACCCAACGGTTGTGATTGTGACACCCAGCAGATCAACCAGATGTATGAGGTGGACAACCGGGACAAGACCGCTGACCTGAGTGCTCTGCATGGACTTCTGGATAAGCGGCAGGAGCTTTCCGACCAAATCGAGCAGATGGAACAGGAGAAAACGGCTATCGAGCAACAGGTCAAGCTGAAAATGCAGGATGCCGCCTATGGCACAGCACCGGGCTATAAGGTGTCGTGGGTATCCTCCGAAAGCAAGCGTGTGGATTCCCAACGTCTGCGGAAAGAACAGCCGGACATTTTCAACCAGTACAGCAAAAATGTAAGTAGTCGCAGGTTCACCATCGTTCATGCGGCATAATTGTATGGCGGCAGGGAGTGACTTCTCTGCCGCCTTTTTTCTTGGAGGTTTGATTATGGCTACGGAAAATCCATTCGTAAAATTATTTGCTATCGACTTCAAAGATCATCTGGAAGTCAAGAAGTCCGGCAATACCGAGTTAAAATATGTAAGTTGGGCGTATGCCTGGGCGGAGGTAAAAAAGCTATATCCTTCTGCTAGCTACGAAGTTAAGAAATTCAACGGCCTGCCCTATGTTTATGACCCCATAACCGGCTTCATGGTGTATACCTCGGTCACGATTGAGGGCGTTTCGCATGAAATGTGGCTGCCTGTACTGGATGGCGCAAACAAAGCCATGAAAGCTGTGCCTTACACCTATACCACCCCGAAATGGGACTACAATCCGCAGACCCGCCGCCGTGAAAAGATCGGCATGGAAGAACGCACCGTAGAAGCAGCCTCTATGTTCGATGTGAATAAGGCTATCATGCGGTGCTTGGTAAAGAACCTCGCTATGTTTGGTCTGGGCCTGTACGTTTATGCCGGAGAGGATTTGCCGGAAGATGCTGCACCACAGCCGGATGCAGAGCCGCAAAAGCAGCCGAAACCGAGACCCGCTGCCCCGAAGCAGGAACAGCCGCCTGTGCCCTGCATCTGTGCCCGGTGCAACCAGCCCATCAAGAGGGTCAAGCTGAAGGACGGTTCTATCATGCAGGCGGCAGAGTTTGCAGCCACCCATGAGGGAATGTGCGCTGACTGCTATAAAGCCACCAGATTGAACGTAGCATAATAAAACTGCTCTATTTCGATGTCACTTGATTCTTGTATGATTCTATATTTCATGGTACACTTACAGTAGTAAGTTCTGAAAGCTATCCTCTGTGAGCGGAAAGGAGCATTGCATGAAAGATTTGCAGTTTCCTGTTGGAATCTCGAATTTTGAAAAGATTCGAGAAGGCGGGTATTATTATATCGACAAGACCAATCTGATTTCTGAACTTCTTAGCGGTGGTATCGCTGAAGTAACATTGATCACTCGTCCTCGCCGTTTCGGAAAATCTCTCGGTATGAGCACTCTCGCAAATTTTCTGGACATCCGCAAAGACAGCAAGCAGATGTTTGAGGGATTGGCGATTTCCAAAAATACAGAGCTTTGCAAGAAATGGATGAACCAGTGTCCTGTGGTATTTTTCTCTTTCAAGGATACGGACGGTCTGACCTTTGAAAGTGCCTATGGAATGCTGTGCATGAAGCTGGCATTCGCATTTCAGGATTATCAGTTTCTTTTGGATGACGATGCTATTTCCGACGATGACAAAGGCATCTTTAAGCGGATTCTGGGACGCACTGCATCCATGGATGAAACAAAAAGCTGCTTTTTGCTGTTGACTCGGATGCTGGAAATCCATTTCAAAAAGTCGGCGGTCGTCATTCTGGATGAGTATGATGTTCCCATTGCAAAAGCCAGCAGCAACGGATATTATTCGCAGATGCTGGACGTGATGCGGGCTATGATGAGCACCACGCTCAAAGACAATACTTCGCTTGACTTTGCTGTTATTACCGGCTGCCTGAAAATTGCAAAAGAAAGCATCTTTACCGGGACGAACAATTTTGTTTCGGATACGATTCTTTCTCCCCGGTTGAGCGAATCCTTTGGTTTTACACAGGCAGATGTAGATCAAATGCTGAAAGATGCTGATCTTGAATCGCAGTCTGCTGAAATCAAGACATGGTACGACGGTTATCATTTTGGCGATGCAGACATTTATTGTCCGTGGGACGTAATCAGTTATCTGCGGGATTTCCAGTATGGTGTAGCACAGAAGCCGAAAAGCTATTGGAAAAACACCAGTGATAACGCCATCATCCGTTCTTTCATCGACTATGCAGGCGACAATATCACCACAAAGCTCGAAACGCTGATGGCTGGCGGCTTCATCGTTCAGCATATTGAAGAAAACCTGACCTACGATTATCTGCACTCCTCTGAGGAAAATCTTTGGAGTGTGCTGTATCTGACAGGCTATCTGACCAAGGTGCGGGATAAGGATCTGACGGATTCGCTGCCGGATGGCTGCTCTGCGTTGATGATTCCCAATGCAGAGATTCGGGAAATTTTTGAAACCACTGTAAGCAAATGGTTTGACGACAGTGCAAAGGCATGGAACCGCAGCCCGTTGTTTGATGCAGTCTGGAGCGGAAACAACGAAGCTCTGACAAAAGAGATGACCAAGCTGCTGCGTATGACCATCAGCTACCACGACTACCGGGAGGATTTTTACCACGCTTTCCTTGCAGGCATCTTTACTGGTGCTGGCTATGTGGTGGAATCCAACAAAGAGCATGGCGAGGGTCGCAGCGATGTCATTGTAAAGGATATTCGCAATGGCCGTGTGGCAATTTTTGAAGCCAAGTATTCCAAAACTCTGGATGCTCTGCCGGATGCCTGTGATGCTGCCATTCAGCAGATCAATGACCGGATGTATGCAGCAGACTTCCGGGATGACTATGATGACATCCTCTGTTATGGCATCGCGTTCTTCAAAAAACGTTGCATGGTAAGAAAAAAATAATTATCTACTGGGGAGTATCTTCGGATGCTCCCTTTCACTTTTTACAGGACAATCCATTTGGATTGTCCTGTTTTTATTTGGAGGCACACAATGAAAGAAGAAAAAATCAAAGTCCTTGCGCTCCTGCCAATGGAGCTGCCAAAGGAGATTGATCTGGACAACACCCTTGAAGCCATGCAGAAATTTGTAGGCGGGCTGATCGAATGCATCACATTGAGTGATACCGGTTCAGAGGTCACACTGGTCTGCAATGATGAAGGCAAGCTGCTTGGCCTGCCGCTCAATCGTCCGCTGTGGGATGGAGCCGATGTTCTTGCCGGGCCGGGATTTCTGGCCGGATGTGACAACGAAGGGAATCTGACTTCCCTGCCGCAGAGTGCAATGGATTTCTACAAAGAGAAGTTTAGAGCTTTTATCATTGAAATTTAAGGAGGAACGCCTTATGACCTTTAATGCAATGACCGAACACTACGAGGAGATTACAGTTTGCGGAAAGCCTGCGCTGTTCACCAGCATCCGCATCAAAAGAGATACCATTCCGGATGGTCTGTACGCCTACGATGTTCGGCATGATGACGAGTGCCGGGGCATCCCTTGTGAGATCGCGCCCTTTGTGATGGTCAACCACTGGGGCACCATTATTCTTGCGGAACCGCTGGAACTGCCGGATGATGGGCGGCGATATATTGACGAGGACACCGACTGGAACTACGCTCCTTTGGATGGCGAGGGCACCACCAATCACAAACCGTGTACTACCATTTCTGATTTTATGACCGCCTATGCCCACTAAAACTGTATTAAAAATACCGTATATTCTGTTTTGTATTAAAATCAGCCGTTTTCAGACCATTTCAAGGTACAAAACACAGTCTTAAAAATGTCGCTCGTTATCTTTGAGCCAGAAAGGAGACGCATCTACCCAAAAGCAATCATTGAGTGAAAGACCTTTATTGGCTGCAATAATTCCAAGCGGTCGATTCAAAGAAAGCCCCACCTTAGAGAGCAGAGCGTCTACATACGCTCGGTTCTTCGGAATTGCGCGATGCCGCAGCCAGCGTTCTACACCATCTTCTGATACAGTCAGATTCAAAGGTAGAAAAGAACGGTTTTCTTCGTAGACTTTTATAATATGGAGGCCAGTATCTGCACTGTCCATGTTTGCTTCAAAGGTAAGCAGCGGCAAATCAAAATGCCGGATGGTGTAGCGCACAGCGATTTCTCCTTTCATCCATGATCTTTTCCTTTATTGTACGGCATCAGAATCCGAATGAAAAGCACCACCGTCATTCTGCACAAAATTCAAGGATAAAATTTTATACCCAAAAATCTGCAAAAATCGGGTTTCTGAGGTCATTTTGCCGTTCCTCTCCGAATTTTGCTACAGATCTGCTACAAACTTGCTACAAACGACTGAAAAGGGGGCCTCCTACACGTTTCATTATCAATCTGCAAAAGTGAATCCGCTTCACTTTTGCAGATCAAAAAGCACGTAGATACAAGAAAAAGCCGCTTACCTTTTCAGGTAAACGGCCTTACGTTTGGTGGAGCATTGTCCACAGCACTCGAACCCAACACTTCCTCACGGGTGACCGTTTTGGCATCATCCGTGAAGTTGAAATTGAGTACGACCCGGTCATCAAAGACGTAGACCGAGTTGACAAAGGTATCAATGATCTGCCGCTGGTGTTCCGTGCTGCCCACGTCACCCTTGCGGAATTTTTCAAGCCAGAACCGAATCCACTCACGGGTCAGGACTGGCTTTTTCAGCTCTTCTTCCAGAATGCTGGTGTTCAGGGCTTCTTTCCGGGCTTCCAGCTCGTCCAACCGCTGCTTGGTGGTCGGGGTCAGGATGCCCTGTTCAATGGCTTCCAGAAGGTTTGCCAGCCGCTTCTCCGTGTCCCTGAGCTGGTCTTTCAGGACAGGCAGCCGGGTGTTCTCCTGCTGCTGGGCATCCATGACCAAATCTATCAGCCGTTCGATGATTTCATCGCTGAAAATCACCTTAATGGCGGTATCCACCACGAACCGTTCCAGCGGCTCCTTGCGGATGGCTTTCAGGTCGCAGTGCGCCTTGCCGTGGCGTTTGGCGTTGCCGCACTTGTAGTAATAGTAGGTGTTTCCCATGTGGCTGGTGCCGCTTTCGCCACCCATCAGGGTGCCGCACTTGCCACAGAACAGCTTGGTGGTCAGCAGATAGCTCACATCCTCTTTTGCAGGCCGACCATGGGCGATCCTGTTTTGCTCGAAACGCTGCTGCACCCGGTCGAACAAGTCCTGATCAACAATAGCCGGAATGCCGCCCGGCGTCACAATGTCCTTGTAGCGGTATTCGCCGATGTAGCGGCGGTTGCGGAAGATCTGGAAGAAGCTGTTCTTCACGAACGGCTTCCCGGTGCGGGTGCGCAGCCCTCGCTCATTCAGGGATGCTGCGATTTTCTCGGCAGGCTCGCCGTTGGCGTACCGGGTGAAGCTCTCCTGCACAATGGGAGCTGTCTCCGGGTCGATATGGTACAGCCTGTCCTCCTTGCCAATGGTGAAGCCCAGCGGAACGATCCCGCCGTTGTACTTGCACTGGAGTGCATTTTCGCGCTCACCGCGCGCTACTTTCAGGGCGAGTTCGGCGGAATAGTATTCCGCCATGCCAATCAGCATACTCTCCACCATAATGCCTTCAGGCCCCTGCGAGATGGGTTCCATGACAGACACCAGATGGACACCGTTCTTTTCCAGCTGGTACTTGTAGTTCACGGCATCGAATCGGTTCCGGGCAAAGCGGTCCAGCTTCCAGACCAGAACTACGTCGAAGATTTTCTTTGCGCTGTCCTTAATCATCCGCTGGAAGTCCGGGCGGTCATCCGTCTTGGCAGAGTAGGCACGGTCGATGTAGGTGCCGACCACGGTGATACCGTTCTTCTCGGCGTAGTCCTTGCAGTCGCGCAGCTGCCCTTCAATGGACGCTTCGCGCTGGCTGTCGGAAGAATAGCGGGCGTAGATTACGGCGGTCATGGTTGCACCTCCTTGGCGTGTATTCGACTTGCCTTTATAGTATCGGGTCAAGCGCAGCTTGTCAACAATCTGCGAGCAGATTGAAATGTGAAAATTGCGAAACGCAGCGAAAAAGGTGAGAGCAAGAATCGTCCCGTGGCCACAAATTTTCAATTCTTGAAAATTCTTGCCCCTTTGGGACAGCTTCTTGTTGGGGCGTGCCTGCCCCAAACCCTGCTGGAACGAGTACGGCAAACTGGAATTTGACTAATCCTACATGTGCATCATATTACACTCATGTAATTATCCTCT